ATGAAAATTGTAACAATAACAAGCGGTCAGAATCTTGAGCGTGGAGCCGTGATGGAAAGCGCATCACAAAAATATGTGGTGGTCGCCACGCCGACTGGAACTCCGCTTGTTTCAAATGCAGAGGCAATTCTGGCTGAAGATGTGGACGCATCTTCAGGGGACAAACAGGGTATGGCATATTTTCTCGGCAAATACAGATACAGCGATCTTAAATGGCCTGTAATGACTGCGGCACACAAAAAGTTGATATTAGAGACACTACAGGCAAAAGGGATAATCGTGGATCTGGATCTGACCGAGGTAGAAGCGACAACTTAAATAAAGGCTGGGAAGCACAAAGGCTATAAAGCTATGAAGCCAGCAGGTTGGGAAGTGTATAGCCTCATAGCCTTCAAGCTTATGTGCCTCCAAGCTAATAAACGACTGAAAGGAGTTTATTATCATGGACGATCTTTTTAAAATAAGAGTACTTACAGCAGCGGTCAACGCCATGAAGGCACCGGCCATGAAAGTTTATAACCGTATTTTTAAAGGCAAAGAGCACCTGGAGCCTTCCGACCGCTTGGCTTTTGATGTGATCTCCGGGTCCGAAGGCATTTTGAAAAACATCTCCATTTACGCACCGTCGGAAGTTACGGATAAAACCGGGCGTAAAACAGTGACTATGATCGCACCGAGATTGGCCCAGAAGCGATTTATAGCCACTGCGGAACTCAATGCTCTGCGTGCATATGGGAAACAGATAAGCGTGGAGATGATGAAAACCCGTATTGCAAGGGAGCAGAAAGACATGCGCGGGGTAACGGACCGCACCCTGGAATTCTGGGCCGTCAATGCCCTTAAAGGGCAGATCTTAGACAGTGATCTTACAACTGTGCTGGTTGACTATAATATGGACCCTACCCACAAACCGACATTAACCGGTACCGATCTGTGGACAGATGCCGCTTCTGCTCCGCTTAACAAAATAAGAGAATTAAAGCGTCTCATCGAGGACGATTCCGGCGCGGCCATTACCGAGTGGATATCGTTTCTGGGATACGAGGTCATGGATGCTCTGCTGCAGCATGCCGATATCAAAGATTTTTTGAAGTATGACAAGGGTTCCCAGATGGCAGAAAACGGACGTATCGCCCGCCTGGCCGAAGTAGAGCTTAACGAATACAACGGCAGCTTTGTGGACAAAGCAGGCGTAAGACACCGCTTTATCGATTCCGATGAGTTCATGCTTATCGGCATATGCGATGAAATGGTGGATGTGCCCTATGCACCGGTGGTCGACGATGACGCCCCGGGCGGTGTGGGCAACATAGATGCTAACGGCAGCGGCGTGCTCTACTTTTCCAAGTCCTGGAAAAAGCAAGATCCGTCAGGACGATGGGTCAAGGTCGAAGCCCGACCCCTGCCGGTATTGCAAAGACCCGGCGCTGTGGTTGATGCAACGGTGGTGTAAAGGGAAAGGCGGAAGGTAGAAGGTAAAAGGCTGAAGGAAAACGAACTTCAACATTCCCCTTCAGTCTTCAACCTTAAGCCTAAACAACCTATCCGACTGAAAGGAGGATACAATGAAAGTAATTGTTAAATATCCGCACAGCGTTGACAAAAAAGGAAAGCTTTATCTGCCGGGAGAAAGTCTTGATCTGTCTGACAAAGAAGCAAAGCGGCTTCTGGATAAAAACCGGGTGGAAATACCGGCAGAGGAAGAGATCATTGCAAAAACGCCGGAGCTTAAAGATATGACCGTCCCCCAGCTGAAGGAACTGCTCGATAAACTTGAGGTTCCTTATGACGCTAAGGATCGGAAACCTGACTTGATTGAACTGGTCATGGAAAAAACAATTGAGAATTGAAAATTAAAAATCGAGAATTAAAAAATTATCCATTCTCAATTATCCATTATCAATTAAGTAACGGAGCGTAAGCGACATGCCTTATTGCACCATAGACGATATCAAGAAAATGATCGATGCAATGCGGCTGATTCGCCTCACCGATGATGAGGGTTCAGGCAGCATTAATGTAGAACGACTCCAGGAAGCGATTGACAGTGCAGCCGTGGAAATCGATTCTTATATCGGCGGCAGGGTGGCTCTTCCCATCGTGGGTGATGTCCCTCCGATGTTAAACAAGCTCAACGTGGATATTGCCATCTACAATGTTTATTCGCGGGTTGCAGAGAAAACCCCTGCAGTGCGGGCCGACCGCTACAGGGATGCCATCCGTTTCCTGGAAAAATTCAGTGAAGGCAAAGGATCTCTGGGCTCCCAGCCTCCTCCTGATCCGCCCGATGAGGAAGATTATTCCGCTGGAAACCGGGTAAGCGCAAGGGATAAGATGTTCGGCACTGATACGATGGATAAGTACTGAAGGGAAAGGTGGAAGGATGATGACCGTTTTTATTCTTATCCTTCAGCCTTAAACCTTAAACCTTCAACCTGGAGCAAAGCGACATGCATGAATTTGAACAAACAGAAGACGCGGTTTTAGCCGCCCTGGAACCACTCAAAAGTTCAGGCGTCAGAACCATAGAACCCTATTCGGGACAGTTGGACGTTGAGGAGCTGGAAGAGGTGACCATCCGGTTTCCCTGCATTTATGTCATCGCAGGGCCGATTAAGAGCACGATCAAAAACAAGCTGGATGAGTCCGTGATATCCCTTACCCTGATCGTCGGGGACAGGAATCTCAGGGGGAGCGCATCTGTTACCCGGGGCGATACTACCAGTCCGGGCGTATATAATATCCTGAAGGATGCAAGAGGCATCATCCACAGGCAGAGAATGATCAACGGGTGGACTCCTCTCTTCCTGAAATCGGAAGATGTGCTGGCCTATGCGCCTGCCAGCGGCATCTGTATTTACGCAGCAACGTACGAAATGCGGGCGTTGGGGAATTTGTAGAAAAGAAAGGTAGAAGGTAAAAGGCTGAAGGAAAAAACGGCCTTCAGCCTCCAGTCTTCAACCTAAATAACCTAAACAAAGGAGAAATATCATGTCAGAAAGTTTTTTAGGATCAGGGGACCTGTATATTGACAGACTTACGGAAGCGGGATTGGCCACAGGTCTTGAGAAAGTGGGCAATGCCGACAAGTTCGAGATCAAGGCCGAGGCCGAGGTAATAGAGCAGACATCCAAAGGCAGGGATACTTACGGCCAGGTACTGGCGTCCGCTGCTCTTCCCAAGCCATCCACACTGAGTATCACGCTAAACCAGCTTGACCGCAAGGCCCTTGCAATGGCTTTTTTAGGCGAAGATGCGGACATCTCCGTAACCGGCTCCAGCGTCACGGATGAGGCGATCACGGCCAGGCTCGATAAATTTGTCGAGGTGGCACATCGGGATATCAGCGCTGTAGTTTTGACCCATTCCAGCGGTACGCCAACATATGTACTGGATACCGACTACATAGTGCATGCAAGGCTCGGCATGATCCAGGCCCTGTCAGGGGGTGCCATCACGGAAGGACAGGATCTGCTTGTTGACTACAGCTATGCGGCGGAATCCGGCTACAGGGTCAAGGGCGCGACAAAACCGACCATCAAGGCAAAACTCAAATTAGACGGGAAGAATTTTGCCAACGGTAAAGCATGCATTGTTGAAGTTTACGAGGCACAGCTTGCGCCTGATTCACCGGTGGATTTTCTTTCCGATGAGTTTTCCGTCCTGGAACTCTCCGGTACCATGCTCACCCCGGACGGCAAGGATCATCCATTCTATCTGGATCAGCTGGATTAGTGAAGTCCAAGGTGGAAGGTAGAAGGTAATAGGCAGAAGCAAAAAAATGGCCTTCAGTCTTCAACCTAAACAACCTAAATAAAGGAATTTATCATGACCAGGAAAAATTCAAAAACAAGCACCATACGATTTATCAGCTCCCATACCCATGCAGGCACGCAGTACGTAAAGGGCGATGAGCTTGAAGCGGACCCGGGTCTTGTTGCGAGGCTGAAAAGATTCGGTGTTATTGATGAAGGGAAACGACATGCGACGGACAAAAACGATAAAGATTGATGAGCGTGAAATCACGGTAAAGGAACTTAGGGTAAAGGATATCCGGCAGCTCATAGAAAAGGCCGAAGACCTTGATAAGGGCTTTGAGCAGATGGAAGGCATGCTGCCCCTTGCCACGAATCTGTCTCTATCGCAATTAGAGGATATGGCTCCGAGCGAGCTTAAGAAAGTATGGGAGTCATTCAGGGAGGTAAACGCCGTTTTTTTCGACCTGGTGGCAAAGACCGGGATCGTAAAGGAGCTGAAAAGCTCGATCTTAAAGGACTTGACCAAGGTCTTTGCCGCCTCATTGAATCAGGACACCGGGCAGAAGACATCCTCGAATACGGATTCGGATTCTTTGTCACCGCCGTTTCCGAAGCAACAAAAAACGAAGTTGAAAGAATAAAAAGCATGGCCTCCGCAGTAAGGATGGGGATGCATGCGGACAAGAAAGAGTGGCGAAGGTTTATAAAGTGAGTGAAACACTGGAAATTATCATAAAGGCAAAGGATGCCGCATCCGGCGCCATCAAAAAAACCGCAGGCGCAGTGGGCGATATGTCCGGGAAAATGAAAGGCGCCGGTCCCGCCGCAAACAAGCTTTCGGTCAATCTGAAGAAAATCGGTACTGCAGCGGCCACAACCAGCACAAAGCTCAAAGGCATCAGCGGCAAGTTGCTGAATCTCAAGACAGGGTTCGCTGCTGTAGCTGCAGGCGTTATTGCAAAAGGACTCCTCAATACTGCGACCTCCTTTGAAAATTACGAAACCTCGCTTACGACCATCACGGGTTCAGCAGAAAAAGCCAAAAAATCTATGGACTGGATCAAGGAGTTTACCGCAAAAACACCTTTTGAGCTTGACCAGGTAACGGGTGGTTTTGTGAAGCTTTCTTCTTACGGGCTGAATGCCACAAAGCTGATGGGTGTTTTAGGCGATACAGCGGCGGGGATGGGCAAACCGCTTAACCAGGCAGTAGAGGCAATGGCCGACGCGGTCACCGGCGAATTTGAACGGCTCAAAGAGTTCGGCATTAAGGCAAAGACGCAAGGTGACAAGGTTACATTTTCCTGGATGCAAAACGGTGTTACGATGTCAAAAACGACTGAAAAGGTTGGAGCAAGCATCCAGGATGCCCTTTCCGGAATCCTGTCAGGCAGGTTTGAAGGTGCAATGGATCGATATTCAAAAACCTGGTCCGGAATGTGGTCAAATTTGATGGATTCGTTCAATCTCTTCAAACAGGCTATAATGGAGGCAGGCGTATTTGATTATGTGAAAGAAGTCCTGTCCGGGATACTTGATAAAATTAAAGAGCTGCGTGAAAGCGGCAAGCTTCAGGAATGGGCGAAAAAAATATCGGATGCCATTATAACCATGCTCGGTATGCTTAAGACAGTTGGAAGCATGCTTATGACTGCAGCCGGGTTTTTCCTTAATCTGTACAATGCAATGGGACCTATAGCTCCTGTTATTACCGGCATTATGCTTGCCGCTGCACTCCTTTTGCCAGTCTTTGGAATGATCGGTTTCGCCATATCCGGGCTTATAACCGGTTTTGGTGCAATTTCGACAGCACTGGCCGGCATTGCCGGAACACTGGGCGGCACCCTGCTAACTGCTCTTGGCGTCGCACTGGCAGCGGTTGTGGCATTTTTCGGAGGCTGGAAGATCGGTAAACTTATTTCAGCGTCAGACGCCTTCGGTCTTTTACCCATCACCGTGGGCGAGGCCGTGCAGGTAGCTTATTCATATCTCGATGCCTTTTTTACACGGGTCAAGATAGGCTATCTTGGAATAAAAAAAGCAATTAAAGATGCCTTCGGCTTTGATACATCCGCCATCGATGCGCAAATAGACGCCGAAAATCGGCACCTTGATGTGGTGCACAAGGTTCGTGACCAAATACTCGCAGGCAAGGCCGAAGAAACCGCAGCCCATCAGCAAAGCAAAACCGAGATTGATCAAAAGACCACTGCCGTGCAGTCTTTCAAGGATAAGCTTGCACAGCCTGCAGAGGTAAAGGTCGATTTTACCAAAGCCGAACTCGACGCAATGACGTTTGACCAGCGGTTTAAGGCATACAAGCGGATGTACAGCGAGCCAGTCAGGGTCGGTATTGATACGATGGATTCCAATGCAAAACTTGAGAAGCTGAAACAGGATTTTCTTAAGGCAAAAGACGCTATCGATGTTGAAGTTGTTCAATTCGGCCTGGATACGGCATCTGCCGATGCAAAACTTGAGAAGCTTTACCTGGAATATAAAAAAGCCGAATACGATATTTTAAGCGCCGATAAATACGGTCTTGATACAGCCCCTGCCAGTGCAAGTCTTGACCGGCTTTCCCAAAAAGGGATCAGAACAAAGGGTGATTTTGATGCTTTTATAGGCGCATTCGCTCCCGCCGCAACGCAGGCAGGCGCGGAATTTGAGGAAGGCGTAGGCTCAGGGCTGGCAGGTGCGGCGCAAAAGATGACTGTGTGGGTAGACGGTGTTGAAGTCGATATGAGCTCAATTGCCGAACACGGAGTATACGGTATGACCAGTATCGGGGAGTCGGCTCAAAAGATGGGGGAGACCGGCAAAACCGCAGCCGAAGGTATGAAATCGGCATTGGACGAGGCCACCAAAGACCGGAACATGAAAATCGAGGCTGCATTAAAAGGTGTGGACTCGATTAAGGCACAGATTGCAGCCCTTACCAGGCCGGAAACCAAGGTTATCACCGTTGTTACAAAGCAAGTCGTACAAAAGGCAGCGGGCGGAATTGTCCGGGCCTTTGCCGCAGGCGGTAAACTGGCAGGCTACGGAGGCGGAGACAAAATCAGGGCGCTTTTAGAAGCAGGGGAATTTGTAATCAGGAAAGAGGCGGTGAGAAAATACGGAGCAGCCATGTTTAACGCATTCAACGCTATGGCCATCCCACAGGTACCGCAGCTTGCATTTGCTGCAGGCGGAGCGGTCCCGGAGGTAAACACAGGCGGACAAAGCGTGTCTCTTTCCATCCCCATCAATATAAGCGCCACCGGCTCAGATGCGGGCAACATGGAGCGTATGTTCAGAAACTCCATTATTCCGCAACTCAAAGAAGCCCTTGCCAATAATACGAAATCGATCACAACCACCTTTAAAAAGCATGTAGGTTAATGAATTTTTCATTCTGTACAGACAACCTGGTCAAGGGAGCCATCCTTACCGTCACCGGCGCATGGTTAGAGGACGCAGATTTCGGCAAAGCGAACCTGGCCTGCGGTCGAATGAGCAAAAGGGCCGGATTTGACACGGGAAAATCAGGCGAAATCGTCATCGATCCGGGACAGGCAAATCAGGCGAGCGTGATTGCGCTTATGAATCATAACCTGACATCAGGAGCAACGGTCACTATCCAGGGAAACTCATCGGATCTGTGGACGTCGCCGCCTTTCAGCCAAAGTCTGTCGTTTAAGGCACCGGACATGTACGATATGTTTACCGCCGAGACCTGGCGCTACTGGCGTCTGGTGGTGGATGATTCGGCCAGGCCGCTTGCCGATATCAAAATCGGCGAGCTGATCCTGGGAACATTGACCGAGCTGGATCGCAACTACGACTGGGACCTGAAAGAAGAGCAGATATATAAAAATATCGTCCACGAAACAGAGGGCGGAAATTTCTGGTCTTACGAGCTCTTTGACCGCAAATCATGGACAATGAAGTTCAGCGATCTGACCGGCTCGCAGCTTGGCGAAATCAAAGCCCTTATGGAAACCGTGCGAGGTAATGCATATCCCTTTCTGGCAGTGATAGAATCAGTGCCGTATTATGTGCGCCTCCAGGAATCGATTGTCACTTCAAGACCCATGCAGCTCGCGAATCTGGAATTCTGGGGAGAAGATTTCTTTCCCATAGAGTACATGATCGACAGCCTCACACTGACCGAAGAAACCAGAGGGATTAACACCTAATGGCGGACTGGCAGGAAAATGCAGAGCGTCACACCGGCAAGCCGGTTGTTGTTATGGAGATCGATCTGAATGAAGGGCCGGTTAAATATGCTGCCCGGGACACGGAGGTTGACGGCGTCTTTTATGAAGGCAGGGTTTTACAGTTCGGCACTATCCACAGGGCGATTTCCGATTCGGATTTTCGCTTTGAGATATCGGACATTACCAGCAGATTGTCCAATGCTGACGGTTATTTCTCCGGGCTTGATCATAAAAAATTGCTCAATCGTGATGTCATATACAAATCGGGCTGGAAAGGATCTTTGCTGTCCGAATTTAAAACCGTTTTTAAAGGGATAATTACAAACTACAGGTTTTCAGGTACCACTTTTGAAATAACGGTTAAAAGCTCACTGTTTATATGGCTTGAGAAAGACTATGGCCACGTTATTAATGCTAACGACTGGCCCCATGCAGCAGACGGCGTTGCGGGAACAAAAATGCCGATATTATACGGAAACCTTACAGGGCATATATAATGTCTCTTAAAATCACAATAGCGGGTCTTGCAGCAGACGGCTTTGTTGAATGCCGGGCAAACGCCTGGACGGATGCCAGAGCCGGTACCGGAGACAGGACAGTCAATGCCGCCGATATACGTCGTAAAGATGCACTTGCAAGTTCATATGATAATGCCGTCCCCACATTTTGCATATCCAGAGTCTTTTTATATTTTGACCTTTCGGGGCTTGGTATTTCCGAACTGGCCGAAATTATTGGCGTCCGCCTTAAGCTGCGCGGTTATGCTTATACAAGTGCACCATATGCGTGTGCTCAGGAAGGCACCCAGACAGACATACTGGCCACTACCGATTTTAACGCTTTTGCAGGTTCCATGTTCGGCAAAAACGCCTTTGCATGGCATGGCACGGGTCAAAACGCCATTACCTTCAACCAGGCTGGTATAGACTATATTACAGGCAAATTAAACGTAACCGCAAAGCTGTGTGTAAGAGAGTACGATCATGATTATTTAAATAACGAACCCAACGAGCTGTTCAGGTCTGGGATATATTTTGCCGAGGCATCGAGTGAGGATTTTAAACCGGAGCTCGAAATCGAGTATAAATATCCCAGTCCTTTGCCTGTGAAAATTGAAGATGTGGCAGCAAACCCGGGCAAAGACATCTTGTATATAAAAAACAGAAATCAGGGAACCTGGGCTGATGTGGTAAATGCCACTGCTTCCAACTCCGCCGGTTATGTCTCGGATGTAGTAAATATAGACGATAATGATGCAAGCCTGGAAAGATGCGGCATCAGTTTTGACCTGTCCGATCTTCCGGATGGTGTGCTGATTACGGCTGCAGTCTGGAAGATCTACTTTACCATTGCCAGTGATTCGGGAGGTGTGGGCACCTTAATTGCGGCGCTGGTCAGGGCATACCATAACCCGGAAAGCCCGGATGTAAACGATTATGATAACAGCTGGAATATAGTTTATGCCAGTATCGGCCCGCTGGCACATAACGATACCGGCTGGAAAAGCGCTTCTCTGGATTCAGCCGGGATAGAAGCCATAAACCAGATGTTTCAATATGAAAACAAAAAGCTGCGATTTTTCATCAGGGATAAACACCACGACATTGACGGTAATACTCCGCAAAATACGATCAATAATCCTCAGTTGACCTGGCAGGGACGCTATGGGGCCGAGGTTTATACGCCCGACCGGGTGATGAAACTGGAGCTTACCTTCACCGTGCCGAACCGGCAGGCCTGTGAAGCCCTTGGCTGGTACTGGTACGACAATGCGTGCCACAAGGAATTACCGGACACGCAGGAAGCCTGTGAGGCTGCAGGGGGGCACTGGTGGGATGGCAAGTGTCACCAGGATCTGCCTGATACGGAAAAGGAATGCGCAGGTTATGATTTTTACTGGTATTATGATCAGTGCCAGGCGACAAACAAACTGGGTGTGATTCCCTGTGTATGCATCGATACGGTGGAAAACATCTGGCTGGTTGCCGGGCATGAGGTAAAAGAGATTGCAGAGGTCTTTGTAACGCCCATCGGCGGTTCGGGAGAACCGAGATTGCGTGCGGCCGGTTTTGATAGATATGCCGCTTATGGCTTCAACGGCGGGCTTGACGGAAAAATTGCTGTTATTCAATTTACGGAAGATCCCCCTGAAGAAAATGACAGTGTCTGGTGCAATGTAAAGGGCATGATGGAAAGCCAGGGCGATCTCATTGAAAATCCCATCGAAATTTTACGACATTTTATCGAAAAATATGTCGGGATGATAGAGGATGAAAATTACGAAAAGGAGCTGTTTGACATGGCCGCAAACACGCTTATCGGCAGAGGATATAAAGGTGCGGGAGCCATACTTGATCACCCGCCGGTAAGGGAAATTATTGAAAAAATGACCCGATCCATCAACGCAAAATCATGGTTTAACCATAATGATCGTTTGTGCATAAGGTTGTACACTTAATAACAATGGATAACAGTTTTACGGATAATGATGACATTCTCAAAGACTCCTTTGCTGTCGAGCCTGCCGTGGAAGATACGGTTACCCTGCTGGTTTGCAGTTATGGGCTGAATTATTCTAAAAATTATTTCATTGAAAAATATAAAATACGGGATGGAGTTGCCGCATCCGACCAGGGAAGAGAATATCCAAAGGAAATGGAGTTTGAGTTTGTAAGAGATCCGGACACGGCAAAAGATGTGGCCAGGCGAATCATCAGCCGACTGAATTATGCCCCGATGCATGCTGTGTTTGACAGCAGTCTTCGTATAGCGTCAAGGGATCTAGCCGATATTGTCCGGCTGGACCACTTTATTCACCCTCAGACAGACAAAACGGAAATTGCCGGGGTCGATCTTGATCTTGACAGTCTGACGGTGGCTGTGCGGGCTCCTTACGAACAGACACCTTATCTGCTGGCTGTAAACGGGGGCATTCTGGCCTGCACAAATGGAAATCGACTGACAAGAGCAGGCGTTTATAAGCCGACATATAACCTTCTTGCGGCGTCCGGCGCATTACTGGCATGCACAAACGGGCAACGCCTTCGCCTGGCGAAAGAAAACATATGATTTCAAGAGGTACAAAAAATGGATGATGTAAAAGTAGCGGAATTAGACCCTGTAACCACAGTAGTCGGTACTGAAAATCACTACGTCGACCAGGGCGGTGTTGACAAAAGACAGACCACTGACCAGACCAAAGCGTATGTTCTGTCCGGCGGACAAAACGGAACCATAACAGTGGTGACAAATTTAAATAAAGCGGTAAATATGTTGCAAAAAAAAGAGCGTACACTGACTTTCGCAAATGGTGTTTTAACCGACATCGGAACGGAATCTGCCTGGATCGATGTTGGTGAATTCGGAGTCAGTGGGAGTGGCAGTGGGAGCGGAAGTGGAAGTGGGAGCGGAGTGTAAATGCGGATCACAGTTGTATATCCTCTGATTAAATCAGACTGGAACATGGAAATTAAATACTCATTAAGATCGCTTCAAAAGTGGTTTGAAGAAGACTTCGGGGTTTGCATTATCGGCTATTTTCCGGACTATTTAAACCCGGATACTTTGCATCATCTGCCATTTAATGATCGTATCGGTGACCAGGTTACCAAAGGGAAAAATACCTGGGCAAAGCTTACCACAGCTGCAGATATATATGAAGAATTTATATGGATGAATGATGATATTTATTTTGTTCAGCAGTTTACTAACAGTGATTTTCTTAAAAATAAGGTTATCTGGTACGATTTTGCCGATAAGAGTCGATCATTTATTAACGCTTTTCAGAACTCAAAACCGTGGCATAATTTAATGTTCAAAACCTGGAAAAAGCTTAACGATATGGGCTACAGACATATATATCATGCTTCGATACATATCCCTAAGTTTATAGAATCGATTAAGCTCCGGCGTGTGCTGGATAGTTTTGAACCAGGCTGCTGTTTGTTTCATACGGCTTATGTGACCATGAATTACCAGGGGGAAAAGCTGCCGGTATGTGACTATAAAATGCGATATACAGGGAGCCCCCCGAAAGGATTGCTGGATAAAAGAGTACGGTTTCTCAACCATAACGAAATAGCTTCAAGGTATCCGGCAATGCGCCGGTTCATCGAACAGATGTTTCCGGAAAAATCGAGATTCGAAAAATAACAGGCAAGGAAAGGAAAAATAAGGGCCGCCCCGGTGGAAGTCGCACCTTCCCCGGAGCGAATGGCTGCTCGCGACAACCAGACATCTGAAATCAGACGGCCCGTGCCAGTACAGAGCACGATGGCTGTATCACGACACCAACGATAAACACAAGGAGAAATGCCATGAACAGCCCATTCGCTTATATCGGAGGGAAATCACAACTATCGAAAACCATAATCAGTATGATCCCTGATCATAAAGCATACTGTGAGGTTTTCGCCGGGGCGGCCTGGATTCTATTTCGCAAAGACATCTCAAAATATGAGGTTATTAATGATCTGGATAGCGATTTGATCGTCTTTTACAGAGTGCTCCAAAATCATCTAGAGGAATTTCTCAAGCAGTTCAAATGGATATTGTCTAGCCGGGAATGGTTTGAGGATTGGAAACGCCAACAGAAGGCCGGAGGGCTGACCGACATCCAGCGCGCCGCCAGATATTATTACCTGCAGCGTATGTGCTTCGGCGGCAGGGTGCGCAACAGAACTTTCGGTACCGCTCCGTTACGCAGGCCGAGGGTTAACCTGTTACGCATCGAGGAAGAGCTTTCGGAAGTTCATCTGCGGCTGACCAACGTAACCATTGAAAATCTTCCCTGGCAGGACTTCATTGGCCGTTATGACAGGGCAGAGACATTCTTTTATCTCGATCCGCCATATTATAAGCTGCCGTATTACAAACATAATTTAGAACTAAAAGACTATAAAGAGATGGCCGGGGTTTTATCTGAAATAAATGGTAAGTTCATACTGAGTATCAATAATCATCCAGATATCAGAAAGATATTTAAAAGTTTCAAAATAAAGCCTGTTGAATTAAAATACTCGGTATCTGTAGGAAAAAGGAGGAAGGGAAAAGAGCTGATAATCAGCAACGATTAAAGCCGATATCAGCCATTTTTAAATGAATTTAGAACCTGTCGATTCAGGCACCTCGAATCGAACAGGTTTTTTGCGTCCTAATTTTATTATCTTACAATTTTCTGAGTTTATCTGCAAAATTTTCTGAGTTTACGTGCAAATTTACAAATTAATTACATAATAGATGGAGCGGGAGTCCCTGTTTCAGGGAAATGGGTCCCCTTCAGGGAACTAAAAGGTGGGAAGACGTGGTATCGGCTTTTTGAGCAGAG